GTAACAATATTTAATTTTCTCTCCATTTTGTATCAAAGAATATTTGTTTGTTAATTTTTTTTCTTTAATATGGTGATTGAAAAGCAATGCCCCACGAACATTAATTGGAGTTCCTTTACCATAAATGCCGTTTGAACATTTATATTTTATTACATCAGAAACTGACCGAGGAAATGAAATTTCTTCTGGAGATAATTTGTAAAAGTCAACTCTGCATTTTTCAATGAAATTTATAATATCAGTTTCGGTTCCATTCATCATTAGTTTTAAAGCATTTTTAATCATCTGACGGCAAGGTGCTGGAGTTGAAGATTTAATTGCTTCAATACCCATAATTTTAAGTTTTGGTTCAGTATAGCGAACACCCTCACTATCCCAAACGTTCATAATATAGCGTTTCTTGGCAGTCCAAATCCCACGGTCAGCAATATTCTCCCGCTTCATCTGCATTTTCTGGTCATATGCATTC